AATCCATGTCAACTAAATGATATGGCACTACCACCATGTCATGTGCTTATGCAATTTAATGTAACAGATGGGAATAAATTATCCTGTGCATTATATCAGAGGAGCGGAGATGTAGGATTAGGTGTTCCATTTAATATAACGAGTTATTCAGCGTTGACGCATATTATTGCAAAACATTGCGGACTAGTTGCACATGAGTTTGTATACCATTTGGGGAATGCTCATATATATGAACAGCATATTGAAGCATTGAAGGATCAAATGAAGCGTAAACCATATGAATTTCCCAGAATTGAAATATGTGAGACTGATGATAACCGTGAGAATATCGATAATTATATTATGGAAGATATTAAATTAATAAACTACAAAAGTCATGATTCTATAATTATGAAAATGGTTGCATAGTATACATATATGAATGCATGCATGCATATGAATGTATGCATGCATATGAAGGCATGAACGTATGTATAAGAAAAAGTTTAGGAAAGTATTGTAATATTAAATATAAAAACATGACAGAACGATAATTAAATGTTTGCGTATAAAAGGGTTTAAAATACTATTTATAAGAAATATATACGATTACTAGTATGAGTAATAGCGCTTCAATATCAGCGGCGAAAAAGAGACGAGGTGGTATGCCGCCACCTATGGTGGGAGGACAAGGACAACCGATGAATTTACCACCAGGATTACCTCCAAATTTTCGACAACTTCCTCCACAAATTCAGCAACAATTATTTCAACAGTTACAGCATAGGGCGGCTGCTGCTGCTGCTTCTGCTGCTACTCCTGTATCTATGCCACCTGCACCATTACAAACACGAAATCCTGTGAGTGGAACGAGTAATGGTAATGGCAATGGCGCCACAATAAATGTGCCAGGACCATATACGGTAAATCCTGTTATACATAATAGGGCTATGGCAGAGGTGAATGGTATTCATATACGCGATTTGCCGATTAGTTCGGCTGGACTACCGTGTTTGCCATCAGGTGCAGCACTTCCACCAAATGTTTTATTTAAGCTACATCATGATGAGCTATTGAATATGGATGCAATATTAAATGAACATTCAAATAAGATACAGATGTTATCGAATCGTGTAGATAAAGTGGAAAGGGGTAATGTTGCAAGTGTTAATAAAGGTGAACAAAGTAATAATAATAGTCATAACGAACAACACAATTTGTCATCATATGATGATTTAGTAAATAATACAGAATTTATAGCAAAACTTCTTGATAACATATTAACAAATACAAATTTATCGGATATAATTAATCAAATCGAGCCTCTTCAAAAGGAAAATGAATCTCTTAGAAGTCTGCTAAATTCGCAGCAGACTACATTGAATGAATTATCAGGACTTGTAATGAAACTTCTATCAAATGGACTATCAAATGGACTATCAAATGGACTATCATCATATTCAAACAGAGTTGATAACTATGAAGGTGGTGGTGTTATTGAATCGAATGATCATGACGAAGATGATGAACAGAATGAACACGCTTATGAAATTGTGCAACCAGATATTACATCAGTTGTATATAATCCATATATAACGAACGATGACAACAACACCAATAACACCAATAACAACATAAGTAATGATGTAGCAGGAAACGATGGAGGTAATTATAATGAAATGAATTATGTAACGGGTGAAGAAAATGGAGTATGTAGTGTATCACTTGATAATTAACATAATGTTAGAGGTTAAACTATAATGTGAGATATTAAACTACAATGTCTGTATAATATAAATTCTAATAAATAGATTTTATATTATATATTAAATTTGTATAATAATGAGTATAATTATAGAAAAATTAGTATAAAAATAAAGTAGTAAAAAATAAATATATACACACATCCATTAATCAATGAAAGAAGTTATAGCTATTATCATATTTTGTTTTGTCTTATTTATATATTTGCATGTATGTTTCCATTTAAAAAAAGTAGATGACTTGGAAATATATGAAATATGTCAACCATCCAAAGATAAATTAGAAGAAGTATGTGATATGAGGCAGCCTGTAGTTACAGATTTTACGAATGATAATTTAACAAGTAATTGTAATTTTAATAACATAAAATCGAATTATAGTGCATATGATATTAAAATACGAAATATAAAAGAATACGATGATGAAACCGAATTATACGTTCCTTTAGCAATAAATGAATCTGTCGAATTATTCAAAAAAGACAAAGATGCAAAGTATATTAGCGAACATAATTCCGATTTTTTAGAAGAATCCGGATTGATTAAATATTATAGAAACGGGGATATGTTTCTTCGACCATCTATGGTATCATCGTGTTCGTATGATATATTATTCGCATCTTTAAATGCTGAAACACCTCTTAGATACGATATGAATTATCGTAATTATTTTATAGTTACACATGGTAAGGTTATAGTAAGGCTACTGCCTCCAAAATCGACAAAGTATTTATATGCTGTAAACGATTATGATAATTTCGAATTTATGTCGCCGATAAATGTGTGGAATGTTCAAACACAATATCGTGCCGATTTTGATAAATTAAGATTCATAGATGTTACATTAATACCTGGACAAATGATACACATACCTGCATATTGGTGGTATAGTATAAAATTTGTAAAATCGAATACATCATTGTGTGTATTTAAGTATAAGACATATATGAATACACTATCTATAAGTAACCATTTAATAATGACGTTATTACAAAGACAAAATACAAAACGTGTTATTGTGAAAAAGATGGAACACATGGAAACTACAAAAATGAAAGAAGATAATGATGTCAATGTAAATGTAAATGATATGACGGATATAAAAATAGATAAAATAGAAGATAAAAAGATGGACAATGTAAAGGACGAGGTAAATATTGTTCAACTATAGTAAACATAGTAAAATTATACGGTTATTGATACAGCAAGTGCATCTTCTAAAAGCCTAATAAAATTAGAGAGATTTATATCTGTTTTTTTGCAAAGAACAGTCATAAAAATGTCGCGAAATGGTTCGGGTATTTGTAGTAAATATTTAGGTTTTACGTATTTATCTTTAGTAAAATAATCGATGGGATAATGACAGTAATAGTTATAACATGTTTTAAAAATTATAATAGTTGAAAATATAAATGCGATAGACCATAAGTCGAAATGTTTTTTATTTTCAGTCCATTCATATTTGTCGTTAATCATTGATGTATTTTTCGTTTCAGGACAACAGAACGGTTTTGTGCCGCCTGTTCCTACAGATAATGATTGTAGCCCCGATAATCCAAAATCAATTATATATGGTATATTCGTATTTTTTTCAATTAGAATATTGTCAGGTTTTATATCTCCGTGAACTAATTCATGTGTGTGCATAAATAGTATAGATTTTGATATAGAAATACACATCTGTATATATGTTTCTATATTGTTATATTTATTATCGCGTAGATCAATCCATTTATGTAATGCTATTGTATTTTTTATAAGTGGTTGAACACTAAAGTGCATAGTTTTTTTTTTATTATTGATGGCGGCGATTTTTACAAAATATGGAAGAACTATATTATGTGGTTTTATTATTCCTGAACCGATTCGTAACATTACTTCTAATTCGGAATTAAATATTTCCGGACTATTATCTATTTTAATAATGAAATTATGTGTTTCGAAAACACCATAACGTGTATAAATATTAACTAAATCATTTGAATATTTTTTGATAGGAGAAAGATTTGATAAAAAAATGTGATCAGTATTTAAAATCCCCATAATAATTTTTTCAAACTCATTATAAATATATGGTGCTAAAGTATTTTTTAAATTAGTATATTCCAATTGCTTATTATAAAAAGATTCACATATTGATAAATAATTTTCGTTTCTATTTTCTTTATTATTTTCAATTAAAATAGTGTCGATTATATTCATATCAATAATAGATGATATAACATTCTCGTTGAATAAAACAGGTGTTATATATGGTATAATAGGTTGCATATAAGTAGAGTAATTATTAATAGGAGATGTTGTAGTGGAAGAAGAGGAAGAGGAAGAGGAAGAGGAAGAGGGAGTTGTTGGTGAAAGAGATTCAGATGCTGGACTATGAATAGATAATGACGGGATAGTAGTATTTTGTATAGTCGTAGTATTAGTCGTCATCATTGATATTGTTGTAGTTGAAGAAGTTGAAGAAGTTATTGTATTTGATAATTTGGATGAATTGGGACTGGAAACAGATAAATTTAAATTATTTGTAGTAGATTTTGAATATAAGAATGTTTTATCTGATGCGATATTGTTATTAGTATTATTGATATTACTATTATTAGTATTACTATTATTAGTATTACTATTATGTGATATATTTTTTTTAAAAATATATATTTTATTTTTAAAAAATGATGAAATATTTTGTATTATACGAGATAAATCCGGTTTTTCGAAAAGCATATCGATATAAAGTTGTGATATAATATTATTTATTCGAATATACGTTAGTAATTACTTGTATTGTGATACTATATCATATAGTAATGTTTCTATGTTTGTATAATATATATTTATCCGAATGTAGATTCTTCACAGAATTCTATATATAAGAATCCATCTTCGTCGCGATGTTCTTTATAAATATCACCTATAGGTGTAGAAATAGGAAATAGTTTATTATTAATAAAAAAGAATAAAGCTGTTGCTTGATCGATTTTAACTTTATCGCGTAATATTTTAATGAATTGTCCCATTGTAATATCATAAGGAACAAGATATTTTACTTTATGAGATGATGCTATATATGTATTATAACTTGCAGAAGAGGGTGACATTTCTACAATCACAGGTATACGTTCAGGATAAAGTGATGTCATTTTAGTTGATTTTTGTAATCGTTCTTCAAAAGATGTTGTTTTTTTATAGATTGAAGACGAAGATTTTGCAGGCATTAATTACTGATTATTATTATTACTACTATTATGTAAATATAGTTATATAAATATATTTATGTCGTATATAGTATATATATAAATATTATACAATATATAAATATTATATAATATTTATACATAATGTTGAAAATAATAACAACAATATCAATAAAATAATTACGTAGACGATTTGTCAATAGTAAATACAAGATCATCGTAACGATTTTTATTTTTTCTTAAGTCGTAAGGTTTTACAAACTTTTTCAAATGTTGTGGAACTTCTCTATATAAGATGGGCCACCAGTCAATAGATTGAACATCTTCTATAATTAATATACCATCGTCTGTCATAACTTTAGAGTATAATCTTATAAATGTTTTCATACTTTCTAATGTATGTGGGCCATCATCTAACATGAAATCAAATTTCAAATTTTTTTTCAAAATATTTTCATTAAAAAAATTCTCATCATATGCGTTAGTGCTAGTAAATAAAACAACTCTTTTGTCATTTACAAGTTCATCAAGAACGCGATGTATAGGAATAATATCTAATGCGTAAATTTTAGCGTTTGTGAAATAATCTTTCCAAAGTTTTATACTACCTCCATTTTTCACTCTATAGTCACCGATACCTATTTCTAATATATTTTTTGCAGTATCTTTCTTAGAAGATAATAGTGTTTCATACAATTCTAAATAAGAATGACAAGTATTCTTATCTGTTTCATTATTATCAACTAAACTAAGTAAACTCATTATATATTATAATATGTTATAATATCTTATAATATGTTATAATATGTTATAAATATAAATAAAACGCAAATTAAAAATTAATAATATCTTGTGATAAAAATATTTTATGAAATGAGTTCTCATGTATTTCATTTATTTTTTTTAATCTAGAATTTAAATAACATCCTAATATTCTTTCAAATGCACACGAATGTTCTTTTGTATTTGAATATAAGTCAAATAATTTATCTTGAAACATAATATTTATGAATGAATTATTACAGCAAAAACTGTTCCATAAAACAATGGGATCATTATTCCATTTTTTCATTTGTATAGATTCTAATAAATTATTAATTAACATTAGTCCTTTATTACTCCAACATAAATCATTACATATTAATTTAAAAGCAATAGCATTTGGTATAGACGTATCCAATAACGATAAATCAAGTTTATTATTTAAAAAAATGGTTCCTTGTATAAAAATATATGTATCCGAACGAAAATATTGTAAGGCAAGTTTATACGCACCCATTTCAAACCTATGAAATTTTGAGTTATTAATCAATATACAAATATTTAATGATTTCGCTATTTCAATCCATTTATTATTTAATGAATTATTATCAACGGCAATAATTGTTTCATTTTTATAAATACATCTTAATTGTTTTAAACATTTTATTAATTCATTATAATTTTTGATATCATTATTTACATATACAGCTACTATAATAATGACATTATTTATATAAAAAGGGGTATTATTTTCCATAAATATAAATATAAATATAAATATAATAAAATTTAATATTATCGATAATATTAAATTTTATTATATATTTACAATATTGTCATATATTTTATATAATATAATGCGTTATTATGTATTTTTAATCAACATAAATAATTTTTCTGTATCTTCTTGATATTGTAGTTTTAATTTATTTAAAATTTTAAGAAGAATATATTTATGATTTCCTTTAATGAATTGAATACTTTGTTCTATTTTCTTGATACAGACATTTAAGTTATGCATAGAATGAATATAGCGAGGTATAGTTTTTATTGATTTTTTATTATCATTTTTATCGTTTGATGGTATCAAATCGTGTTTGTTTTGTTTTCCTAAAAGATGTCTAATATCATAAAATATTGCATTATAATGTTGTCTTAGATGTAAACGAGCAATCATCAATTGATTATAAAGACGGTATTCCTCGTTATAAAGTTTTAATTTTAGAAATAAATTAGCAATGTGAGCATTCGAGCGTGTTTGTGAATATTTAATATTTTGAATAATGATTTGGATGTGAGGTGAAATAACGATGGATGGCACCGGATTTGTGTGTATCGTTGTCGACACAACATGTGGTGCCGATGTTTGCACAGGATTCGGGTGTATCGTTTTCGACACAACATGTGGTGCCGATGTTTGCACAGGATTCGGGTGTATCGTTGTCGACACAACAGTTGGTGCCGATGTTTGCACATGTATTGTTGATGGGTGTATCGTTGTCGACACAACATGTGGTGCCGATGTTTGCACAGGCATTGTTGATGGGTGTATCGTTTTCGACACAACGGGTGGTGCCGATGTTTGCACAGGATTCGTGTGTATCATTTTCGACACAACATGTGGTGCCGATGTTTGCACAGGCATTGTTGATGGGTGTATCGTTTTCG